TGAGAATACTTGCCCTAGCGCTTTCCCTCTTCTCCTGCGCCGCGCTCGCCGCCACTCTTAGCATCAGCAGCCTATCCCCCACTCACGGGCCCGCAGGCACGGTAGTCACGATCACAGGCGTAGGCTTTACCGGCACCCCACACGTTGCCCTCGTGACCGCTCAGACGGATATGACCTACACGGTGGTGAGTGATACCACTGTCAATTACACCGTCTCAGCACTCGCGCAGTTAGGTGCCCAGCCGCTGCAGATTTTCAATAACGCACTGGAAGCGGAAGCCACCTTTACCGTGGATGCGCCTACTACTGTCACTCCGCCAGTAGCCTCACCTGCCCCGCGCTGCATGGTCGATGCCTTTGCCGGTAACTTCCACACCGAAACAACCGCACTCGGTGACACGGTGGCGCTTCTATGGTGCGATGATCAACTGGGATTGGATTTCTGGGCGGCAGCCGGAACCTTTAATCTCGCACTAGCTCCTCCCCCTTGTCTTACCGGCCTCATTCCCTCGTGGAGCTTTCAGTTCTTACAGTCTCTGTGGAATGCCTGCACGGCAACCTCCGGCGCTTTGAACGAAGATCAGGATGCGAGCCTCATCGATTTGAAGAATAAGTTCATGCCACGCCTCGTCGTTGCAGGCCCATCGAATCAAAACCTCTACACCATGAACGCGGATGGGACCAAGGGTCCGCAGTTGGTCATTGGGGGTTTTGGCATGCAAGTCGCTCCCGGTACGCCGTGTATGGGCAAGCGCTTAGCACTCGCAGGAGCCCGGTATCATCAGCTCGGCGGCAAGATAACCACGAATGGCCAAGTCATCCCGCCCAACACTTTCGCCATCTGCACGATCAGCTATCCGCCTTTAAGCGGCTTTACCTCAGGAGTTTTCAATGGGTAATCCCACCAATGCGAAATTCAATCCTCCCACCGCCAATACCGATGGCTCGCCCATCGCGGCCGGCGAGATCACCAGCTACTTGCTCGAGGTAGGCCCTGTGGCAACCCCGCAGAGCTTCCCTGTGAGCTTCAAGGATCTGGACATAGCTCCGGCACCCGATGGAACTATCTCCGTGCCTTTGGACTCCCTAGGAGCTTTGGCACCAGGTAACTACATGGGCGTCGTGATCGCCCAGGCAGGAGCCGTGCAGTCAGCGCCTTCCGATCCTGCCGCCTTCACGATCGCAGCGGTAGTGGTGACTCCAAACCCTCCGACGGGACTAACGTTTGTCTGACCAGACGAGCCTTAGTCCAGCTTCTCATGGACGAGTATACGAAGGGATTTCAGACGGCGGAAGCGATAGCTCTCTCGATCCTTCCGTCGTAGTTCCGTTTGTCCATAAAGATCCATGGTGGAACGGGATGCCAGTGATCTACACCCCAGAAGTAACGCTGCGGTGCCAGAAGATGATGCGCTGGCTGGAGAATTACGATCCATTTACTAGGCCGAAGGGGTAAGGTCATCGCTGGCATCAGATTGTGAGGTGCGCTTTGCGAGCGCCATTCCAAGATCAACGATAGCTTGGTGAGCGGCCTGCACTTGCTCTAGTGTGTCGAAGCCGATCACGAGTCGGTAGCCAATAGGCATGCCCTCGGACGCGCAATACGCGTGCCGCCCGAACACTTTTTGCAGATAAGCGAGCGTCACGACTCAGCGCCCTCCGCTGGTAGGTGTCAGATCGCTTATCACTGCGTCCACAACCGCGCCGAACACCTTGTCCATCTCGGCTACGGCTTTGATGAATCTTTGATGAACGACACCCGGAAGGCCGTCACACTCGCGGCGATGCTCGTTTACGATTTCCTCGAACGGACGGCCGCAGCGGCGGCACCAATTCATTTGCAACGACATGTCATGATCCATGTTCAGCGCCTCCGCTGGCAGTAAAGCTATCTTTGCGCAGCACGTCGGCTGCGGCCTTGACGCCCATCGCCCAGTCCTTGCACATTGAATCGACCGTTTCGGCTTCCCGAATGATGCGGCGGCGCTCCCGCAACGGCGTGCTCTTGCACCATTTGTGATCCTCGTAGAACGACGACATCAAGCCATCGCCGCGAGCCATCTGCGCCGCAAGCCGGATCAACTGCAAATAAGCCTCATGTTTGGTCATGTGACATCACGTCCATCGGATTGAAAGCCAAGCGCCTTAGCTGCTATCCGCTTCATGCCTTCGGGAGCCGTATAGTCGCCATCGCTCACGATCTTACTCAGCGCTGCTTCAAGATCGCGGATTCGGCCTTCCATCGAAACCCATTTAGCGCCGTCCACGATTACTTCAGACAGCCCAGCGCGCACAGCTCGGCATTCTGGCATTCCACAAATCCACGTCACGGCTCTCCCCCTGTATTAGTCGTTGTCGTTTGGCGTCTCAGATCGGCGAGTCTGTTTTCCTCTTGATACAGACGCTCGTAGACCATTTCGGCCAACCCGGTGAATACAAACTCGAAGAAAGCCAGGGGCCAATAGATCACCAGTAGCAAACGGCGCTTCATTTCGCATTTCCCTCTGGATTGGCTTGTGGCGCTCCGCACTTCATGCACTTGACCTGAGTAACAAGCCTTGCCGGATCGTGCGGACTCAGCGCATTGTTAATGTGATATTCGGCCCACTCGTGTTCGCAAGCCAGTTCGCAAATTCGCACTTCTGGCGCGGCCTCTCGACGCATATCTTGGACGCTTAGGAACGTCCTCACGCCGATCCCGTAAATGCTGACGTTGTGCATGCCGGCCATGTTTGCTTCGACCCAGCGGGCTACTGTGCGAGCGGCAAGCACCACGTCTTGCGGGACTTTCAAGAGCGGATCGTAGGTTTCCAGGTTCCTCATTCGCCACCTTTGGATTGAGATTGTGAGCAAACGTACAAGACGGCCAACTCAACCACCTTTGGCACTTGATCGGCGACTACGTAGCGCCGCATTGAACGCTCCGCGATACCAATCTCCTTGGCCATCCCGCGCTGCGATATGCCAGCGCGGTCTAGGGCCTTCTGTAGTTGCTTGCCGGTCATGCCGCTTGGCTCTTGGCCATGGCGGTTCGGTATTCGTTCTCGATGAACGACTCCGGAGCGCCGGTGAGGTACGAGTAGAACCTCAGCTGCTTCGTTATGTCCTCTTGTCGCTTGATCGCGTTGCGCACATGGCGCCGGGCTGCTCTCTCAGCCTTAGCGATTGATCCCAGCGTTTCGTCCGCTTTCCGCTTGCAGCAATCCTCGCAAATAGAGGCGCGAGTCGATAGCTGCCATGTATCCATGCCGTACTTGTGGCAGGCGCAGCAATTGCCGTAGTAAGACGTTGGCTTGCAAAGACGGATCAGGTCGCCGTAGGTACGGACCAACCCTTTGGCCATCGCGTCATGCACTCGTATTTTCAGTTCCATAAAAGGGCTCCTAGTTAGTTGACGGTTCTATTAGGCCACAGTGACCTATAGGACGTCAAGTCCTATTTACCCACCTTATGAATCTACCATAATCATTGCGATCCTCGATCCCTTCCTCACGTTTGCCGCAGTGCGGGCATTCGCGGAATAGGCCTCCGGTACGAGTACCACCATGCTTTTCCCATGAGTGCAGACCCATCAGGCAAAGAAGCTCGCGTAACGGCGCAGCTGTCATTTGACACCCTCTGAAGTAGGAGTGCGACAAGCCCGACGTAACTCCCACTCGCGTAGGGCTTCGGTTGCTTCTTGATCTAGGGACGGACCGACTATAGCTGTCTCCCAATCGTGCGGGTTCAGGCCGACTACTCGTTCTCTATGAGATCCGATAGCCCATTCATGCGGAGCAAGCTTATGCTCGCGAACGTAGAGGGCAGCGGCGTGATGCTGGCCAAAAATCATTACCGGCTTCTTCACTTAGACTCTCCTGCCGTCACTCGCTTGTGAATTAGTGCTGAAGCAGTACCTGTACCCGCCGCTTCTGCCGTTGAATCGCTCTTGTTTCGCTATGGTCTGTTTGGTGCTGTTCTCGCGAACACCTGTCTCAGTGCATCGTGAAATAATTACCGCGCCGTTGTGGACGGATAGGACGCGGACCCAGCGCTTGAATCGCTTGTCCACTTCCTGATAGATCTCGCCAGGGAATACCGGCCTCATTTGACGTCTCCCAATTCTCGCCCGCAAAACGGACAATGCGAAGCCATCAACGTCTTTGGCTTTCCGCGTTTCGCATCGTCGATCTTGGCAGTGCGAACTATCGGTCTAACGTCTCCGGTGTCGAGCGTGTAGGCGAAGTCAATCATTGTGTTATCTTTCTCAAGCGCCTTGTTCGCTTGGACGAAACACTTGTGCCGTTCAACAGCCGTCGTCACTTGACACCTCCCACGCATCGTCAGCGACGCGCCGATAGATCTCGACATGCGTCACCAGCTCGTCAAGCGACTTGGCAGCCTCGAGGCCCTTGGCATAGTCCTCGTCGCACGAACTGAGGTAATTGATTGGCAGACTCATTTGACAGAACTCCGGTTCATAGTTGTGGATGCGCCAGGCTGAGATGGGCACGCGCTGAAATGGCGCGCTCCCGGCACATAATCGACTCCGCAGTCTGGACAATTTCCATCCGAAGCTTTGGCTATAGCGGAGCGCAGGATGTCTATATATGGCTCTGCACTAGCCCAGCCAGATAACCATCCTTCCGCAGACCGGCAAGCTCTCAGGAGGTCTGCGATCCGGTCGGTTAGAAAATCGTGCTGTAGCTGCGTGAAATCCAGAGACTTCAGCCCAGCGCAATTTCCCGCATGAATAGTGCTTCCGTCACTGGCGGCCAATTTTCCGCAGTAACGACAGCTACTCATGATTTGAACCTTTCGCTTCGACTGCTCGACCCGTGCTGCACTCTCCATTTTGACTTTGCGCTTCACTTGACACCTCCCCGGTTCGCAACTGAGCCAATCTTGCTGCTGCGTATCTTTTTCTTGGGCTTCGCGCGCTCCATGAATCCCAACCCAACGTTGACATCCATCCAGAATGCAATGCCGCCAGTCTCCGGGTCATCCCAGCCGCTGTGGTGGGTCTGCGGCCCAACCCATATACGTTGTTGACGCAACCGTTCGGCGATCTCATTGCCAACTTCTGCAGGCACGCCAGTCTTGTCGATGACCGTTTCTGTGTAGGCGCCATGATTTATCGCGCACAGGAGCATCGCCGCGCAATAGGCGGCAGGTTCATCTAGGCCTAGCTTGTCGTCCATCTTGCGCACTTCGTTTCGATAGTACGGCGTCATCCCTGTTCTCCTTTCGTTTCCTTCGATGTCAAAAGCGCATCAATTTTGGCGTTCCACTCGTCAGCCCCACAGTTGCACTCCGGACCTTCGTTATGGTTGCAGCATTCCCCAGACTTAGGGCACGAGTACCAGCAGTCCTCGCAGATCACGTGCGACCGCTTGGACTCACGCAGCGCAGCCTCAAGCTCTCGATTCCGCTTCATCAGGTCGATATTGATTCGAGCGCAATAGATCAGCGATCTTTCGGCGCCCGCCCGATCTTCTTGGGCCTCAACAGCGGCGTTCTGCCACTTTTGCACTTCGCCTATGCTCTTGGCCTCAAGCGCTAGGTAATCGGCCTTATCGACCATGGCATTGGGCCAGCCAATTATGTTCGGGTCGTATTCTTTGACTTGGTGCATTTCAATCTCTTTGCGCTTGTGGCGGATCTTCGTTTGACCAGTTCGGATAGACCCGAGTACACAATTGCTCAACGATTAGTTCGTAGGCAAGCGGCATCTCGGGCATATGATTTAGCGCCGCATTGACCAGTTCTTGGGGCGACATCTCGCCGAGCCTGGTGTACACCGCCACGGCCTCCAACACCTTCCTGGCAGCCTCCTCTCCGGCTCCGCAGGTACAGGCGAAGTTTCCACCGACTGGGCAGTTGGCTGCATGCGTGAGCATTTGGGTGACGGTACTCATGCGATTAATCTCGTTTGGTTGTCGTTGGCGACGCGCGAGGTTTTGGTGTTGGCGTCGTACTCGCTGAATTTCGCGTAGCGCCAGATGCGTCGGTTAGCCCAGCGAGCCATTGCCGCCAACCTTTCGATGGTCCAATCGTGGCGCACCCACGGAATCTTCTCAGGCGCATTGAGCTTCATGTTGCGCTGTACATACGGCTCGCCGCCCCAGGCGATGATTTCCTCGATTCGCTGAAGACAGGCGGCCATCGGCTCATGGCCAATCATGCAGTAGACCTGCATTTTCTTCGGCCTGACGCCCGCATAACGTAGCAGCGCCATCATGCCTTTGACCTCGCGCCGTTCCTTCAACTCGTCGTAACCGAAGCGCCACGGGCCGCGCATGATCTTTGACCAGCGTTCATGCGTCCCGCCGTCGAATGACTGCGGCTCAAATCCTGAGTTTGCGTCCAGCAGCGGCACGTCCTCGGCGATGTAGCGGCCGATGATGTGATCCTGGTACTTGACCGGAAGCGCCGACAGATTGTCATCGCATAGAACGGGTCTCACCACGAAGTCTTGACCTCCAGGAAATCGACTACCTTGCGCGGTGTGACTTCTCGCGGCGTTAAGTGACCGAAGTGGCGGCGCAGAATGATGAGGATGCTGTGATAGTCGCGTTTAGTGCGCCATTGCAGCAACGGCAGGCATTCATTCTCATATCGGTCAAAAAGATCATTCATTGTCATGTCTTGCGCCTCGAAGCTTCCACAGTACGGAATGCGTCAATCAGGATATCGGCTGTTTCCCTAGAAGCCTTCAGGCGCTCAAACGCAGCGGTAGCCTCCACATACTCCATATCTGCCTTGATCACATCACTGTGGCCTTCTGCTGCGGCTTTACGCGATTCTACACTGCCGGTCTGTTCTAGAAATGCACGCGCCCTGACACGCTTACATAAGATCTCAAGGCGCAGCACATCTGTCTTTCGATCCGCATACTCATCATCGGTGGTAGCCCTATAGTCAAGAGCGTTTTCCATCCTCTCCTGAGTTAGACGCTTGTCGCTCAAAACTTGCGTCCCGGCGGTTCTGCTATTTCCTTAGCCTTTGCCATGGCGACGTATTTCTTCCAGGCCGCTCGCTCGGAGGCTTTCAACTGGTCAGCTGCGGCAACATAAAGATCAGGATCGCGATTCAGGACGTCGTGCTTGTCTGCTACTTTGATGGTACGCACATCCTCCTGATAATCTGCCTCCAGAATATCCCGCATGGCCGCCGCAGTCGCGAAGGCTTGATCGGGATGTATGTTCTTTCCCATGTCGCCTTTAGGGCTGTGGATTTCATTGGTTCGGCCGCTTGCGGCGTTACCATCGTCATCGACCTGGGCAACCCCAACCATGGCCGTCAAGGCATAGCGGCGGGCATAGGTAAGAGCCGACCCAAAGGCTTGAGGACTATCGTCCTTTGGCGTGACCGAAAGCTCAGAACGCATCCACTGCCCGGAGGAATGCATTAAGGTCGTCGCCAGGTTCAGGTGGCCGTTCTCCGTCGTCGAAGGGGCCTGCAGGATCGCCAAGCCATTCTTGGACAGCGCTGAGCGGCACGCATCCCAGCAGCTCGCCAGATCCGCGTACTTGGACTTGAAAAAAGGGTTCGCCGAGTCCTTCAGGGCTCCAGTGATCTCCCCCTGAGCCTTCGCTAAGGCTGTCGCTAATTCGTTGATCAATTCTGATTGCTGCATTGATACATTCCTTATGCCATTTCTCGTCTTGATTCTGACTAGCCCACCAAGCATCAACGTCCATTTGCCATCTTCCGCGTCTGAATGCGCTGCCTTACCGACCTAGCGAGTCTGCGCAGCTTCAGCTCATCGCTCGACATGGGCGTCGCCATGGAGCGCTTGCGCTTCTGCATGATCGAATCGTGGATCTGCCAGAAAGCAGCCCACAGGCCCCACAGGATGGCGAGTAAGCCGAAGATTAATATCAGGGCTGAGATGATGGCTTCTGCTTTGCTCATCCGAGCACCTTGTCGATCCAATAAGACATAAGTTTCGTTTCCGCGATATCGGTCAGATCCTCATCCGCATCGGTCTCCATCAGCGTATCAGCATGACAGTACTGACAGTTGGTCTGGTACTCATCGCCGTACTGCTCTTTTTTGCACGTGACGCACTTGTAGAGGATGGTCATCATAGACACTCTCCGATGATCTCGCGCTGTAAAGCCCCGTACTTCTCGTCATCGCCAACGGTCTCGCCGATCAGCGCGACAACCCAAAGACGGTCGCCTTCCCACTTCGGTGGGATCAACGTCGCGTGCAATGCGCGATTTGAGCAAAGCTCAAGAGGTCCTTTGACTGTTTGTACAAGTCCAGGCGTCGCAGGTTCGATCTTGCGACCGTGCATCGCCGTGCCGTCTTTCTTCGAGCGCCAGAAGCAGATTTTTGCGCCAAGAGCGCGCAATTCCTCCATGCGGGCACGTTGGGCGTCTGTCCACTTTTCGGCGAAATATTTAAGAGTCGCCAGCCAATAGTAGCCGGAGCCGTAGCCGTAGCCGGAGCCGTCGCCGGAGCCGGAGCCGTCGCCGTAGCCATCGCCGTCGCCGGAGCCGGAGCCGTAGCCGTAGCCGTAGCCGTCGCCGGAGCCGGAGCCGTAGCCGTAGCCGTAGCCGTCGCCGGAGCCGTAGCCGTAGCCGCTCGCAGCCCATGAGGGCTGCTCGCCTCGGAGCATCAGCCCGACCATGGGGCATTTTCCCATGCAATCACAGCCTCAGGCGTGCAGGCGGCAACAGCAGTAATCTTGCGCAGTTCAAGATCGGCCGCAGGACCGATTCGCGAACCTTTTAGCGGGCCTTTATCAGCGAGCCCAAGAAAGCCCTTCTGCTCTGCCGGCCAATATATGCAGTTGCGAGCTGCG